TACTTTTGACATTGTTCCCGGCAACGGCGCTTCGCTACTTACTCCAGCGGCAATATATGCAGCCAAAATTGGAACTAGAATAGCCGGAATTAATGTGTCAATGGCGGCTGGCACACCAGTTGGCGCTGGCGAAATTAGGCGAGACGGAACCGATGTCTGCACTATTTCAATAACAGCGGAGTTATAAACATGGCTGATTCTTATGTGTTTTTAGATGCTTCAAACATTGAAGTTCTTATCCACCACGACAGCGGTAGCACAACCACTTTTCCTAAATGGGAATCTGAGTCGGACAACCTATATTCTGAACGCTGGCAGCAAATGGTTCTTGAGGATATCACGCCCTCTGACTACGTAGCTCGACCAGCAACGTGGGGAAGAGTTCGGAGCGAACGCAATCAACTTCTACGCGACACCGACTGGCAAGCAAGTAGCGACCGCACTATGTCTGACGCTGAGACAACCTACAGGCAAGCGCTCAGAGATTTGCCAAGTACCAACTCTGACCCGACGAAGATCGTCTTTCCTGACGCTCCGTAAGATGATTTGACATGCCTCTTTCTAGGATCAAGTTTCGTCCAGGCGTAAATCGTGAAAGCACGTCTTTCGCGGACCAACAGGGCTGGTTCGACTCGGATTTAATTCGTTTTAGAAAAGGCTACCCGGAAAAAATAGGCGGCTGGGTAAAGGTTGGTGGCTCTTCGGTTGCGGGAACGGTGAGGTCACTCAAGGTGTGGGTTACCCTGTCCGCTTTGAAGCTGATGGGCGTGGGAACAACTTCAAAGTTCTACATCGAGCAAGGCACGTCCTACAACGACATCACTCCCATTCGGAGCACGGCCACTCTTGGCGCAGACCCCATCACCACGGGTGACGCGGGATCTGGGGTGGTTACCGTAACTGCTGCGGGCCACGGTGCTGGGGCCGGTGACTACGTTACGTTCAGCGGTGCCACGACGGTTGACGGCTTGACGATTGCTCAACTCAATAAAGAACACGTAATAACTGAGGTTGTGTCCTCCGGGAGTTACAAGTTAGACACCGGGGCGGCTGCCAGTTCCGGCGGCACTAGTGGGGGTGGCTCTGCGGTAATTGCGAACTATCAGATCAGTGTTGGCTCTGCGACCCTCACACTTAACGGCCCCGGTTGGGGAGCAGGTTACTTTGGCGGCGAGACCCTCACCTACTCCTTAACAACGCTAAATGGTGCCATAAACGACAGCGTAACCTCCGTTATCCTCACTTCCGCGTCGAACTTTGAGGCAGCGGCTTCGACGACAGGGGCAGCCGTTGCCGTTGTGGATGAGTCGATCAGCGTAGCGAACTCTTCAGGTTTTCCTGAAAAGGGTACGGTAAAGATAAACAGTGAAAACGTCACGTATGGCACCAACGTCGGTAACGTCCTTGGCGATCTTACCCGCGGCGCCGACGGCACCACCATTGCGATTCACGGCAGCGGCGATGCGGTAACTTTTGTCGGTTTGATACAGGTCGACAATGAGCTTATCCAATATACCGGGAAGTCTAGCGAAACCCTCAACGCGGGTGTCGTTAGGGGCACACGAGGAACCACGGCTGCCGCCCACAGCGACGGCGCCCTTGTTAAGGAAGCCAACGGATTTTACGGCTGGGGGGACGCGGTGGAACCTTTCGGCATTGCCGCGAACGCTAGGCTTTGGTCTCAAGACAACTGGGGCGAGGATCTTGTTATCAACGTCCGAGACAGCACCGTGTACTACTGGGATGCAACCCTGGGGTTGTCTAGTAGGGCGGTTGCTCTGAGCGCGCTCTCCGGGTCATCGGGCGCTCCGACAATTTCCCGGCAAGTCCTTGTGTCTGACACAGATCGCCACGTTATTTGCATGGGCGCCAATACCATTGGAACCACGGTCCAGGACTTGATGCTGGTCCGTTGGTCTGACCAAGAAAACGCAGTGGATTGGACCCCCACGGCAACGAATACGGCAGGGTCGTTGAGACTTTCCTCTGGCTCAGAAATAATTACGGCAGTCGAGACACGGCAGCAAATTCTTATCTGGACCGACGCCTCTCTTTACAGCATGAGATTCGTTGGGCCTCCGTTTACCTTCTCCATAACTCTTCTGGCTAACAACGTCTCCATCATATCCCCCAACGCGGTGGTGTCGGTCGGAGACCGGGTTTATTGGATGGATACGGAGAACTTCTTTATGTACGGGGGCCAGATGCAGACGATTCCCTGCACGGTCCTCCGGTATGTCTTTGATGACATTAACCTTGAGCAGCGCAGCCAGTTTTTCGCAGGTTCAAACCGGATGTTCAACGAGGTCTTCTGGTTTTACTGCTCGTCGGACAGCGCCTCCATCGACCGGTACGCGAAGTTCAACTACGCGGACAACACCTGGGACATAGGCTCCCTGTCGCGAACTGCGTGGGTTGACCTTGGCCTTCACGAGAACCCACGGGCTGCCGGGGAATATCAAGACGCTAATTTCGTATACACCCACGAAACAGGGACCACCGCAGATGGCGAGGCTATGGCGCCGTTCATTGAGTCCTCGGTCTTTTCTATCGGTGACGGGGATCAGTTCTCCTTCATCTCCCGGATTATCCCCGACTTAGACCTGACCAGTTCGGACGCCAGCACCTCCGTGAACTACATCATAAAGACGCGCAATTATCCGGGTGAGGATCTGTCTACAAGCTCCACGAGCGCCGTCACAAGCACCACGCAACAGTCTTTTGTCCGGTCCCGCGCCCGCTCGGCCGCACTTAGGATCGAAAGCAGCGCCTCGGATATTGCTTGGACCTTGGGCGACGTTCGGTTGGACGTCAGGCCGGATGGGAGGCGCTAGTGGGCAAGATACTAGACACGGCGCTCCCCCTGGTCCCCGAGGAGTACAGTTTTGATATGATGGTGCGCCTCGTCAGCACTCTTGAGGCTGCGCTTACCAAGACGGATTTGCCCGCAATAATTAGCGGGGAAGATGAGACCAACGGCATAAACTGGTTCATGGACTGATGGCTTCCGCGTACAAAAACATAGCAAAACTCGTGGGCGCCACGGGAGACGTGACGGTCTACACGTGCCCCGACGCGACCGAGGCCATCATCAAGAACGTCCAACTGTACAATAGCCACAGCGGGTCAATCGTAGTATATTCTAGGATAATCGATAGCTCCGCTTCGGTTACGGTAACTTTGCAGAAAGTCACGCTAGGCACTCTAGCCGCGACCTCAGAGTCCGCAGACAGGTCCTTGGCCGGTCCCTTCGTTTTGGAGGCCGGTGACACGTTCGTACTGAACTGCGCCATCGCCTCGAAAATATACGCCTTCGCCAGTGTTTTGGAGCTTTCCTAATGGCTAGTCAATATTACACCCCCCTATCAAACGGCATCCAGTCCTTCGCAGATGCCTCTCCCGACTACGAGGTTTCGGCCGCTGGGATCGGATCTTTCCGGGAGCAGGCCTCCCGCCTTGCAGAGTTTGGCCGCCACGGCGACGTTTACGTGGTTCACGCCGCCGAGGGTGAGACGGTCGTGCCGACAGAGGTGTTGGACGCCAATCCGAAAGTCCGGGAATTGTTGTTTGACCAGATGCGGGGAATGGGCCTTGAGCCCCAAGAGTATGTCGTGGGCAGCGAACTCAACAGCCTCAACCCCGTAACCGGGATGCCGGAGTTCTTCTTCAAGAAGATTTTCCGGGGAATTAAAAAAGGCCTCAAGAAGGTCGTAAAAGTTGCCAAGAAGATTGCCCCCGTAGTTATTCCGTTGGCTGCTTCGGCGTTTGGCATTCCCTTCCTGGGCACTGCGTTTGGTGCGGGGACCGCGGGTGCCGCAGCTTTAGGCGCGGGTATTGGCAGCCTCTCCGGAGGCCGTAGCCTTAACGATTCTCTCAAGGCGGCCGCGCTTGCAGGCGGAGCTTCGGTTGCGTTCTCGACGGCTCGTGGAGCCCTCAGTCCCACGGGAACGGCCCTGGGTGGCATAAAGGGCTCGTTTACCGGGGTGACGCCGGTTTTCGACCCGCAGACCGGGAGACAGTTGGGTTCCAGGGTGGCTGGGTCCTACCGCGCCGACAGCGACAACTTCTTAACCCGGAACATGCCTGGGAACCGAAACGTCGATTTCAGAACTGTGTCGGCACGAGCCGCCTCCAGCCCGTTTGATTCTTTTAGGGGGATGGAAACGCCGGATGCCGGTTTTGTCCCGTCGGCACCAACCCTCCCCTCCGCAAATCAGGTTGCTTCCACAGGCCCGCGTTTCGTTCCTGAAACCGTCCTTTCGGTCGGCTCGGCGCCGGGCGACGCTAACTATCTGTCTAGACAACAGGCCCTGCGTAACGCTTCGGTTTCGGGGCCGCCCCGAGTGTTG